ATTACTGCGGGTCTTGTAGTTGGCTGGTTCATTGCTCTCTCCTTTACTTGAGTTGATGATGTTGTTGCTAATGCTTGAGGGAAGAAGTTCATTTGATTTCCTTGAGTTGATTAATGAATGAATTACAACCAGGGAACTGAGCGACTGTGTGCTAGGAGGAACGACGACGCACGCAGGCGCATCTAATGATGGAGAGCTGGCGCTACGTGGGTGATGATCGGAGTGCAGAGATACGAGGGTGTATCCATGCGGGTGAGAGCTACGCGAGACGTAAAAACTAATCGGAGGGGGGTGGGGGGCCCGCTACGCTCTCGGCGCCACGGGGTGGGACGGTGGAAACCTCGCGGTTGAGCCATTTGAAACCAAACAGCCCCAACAGCCCCCGATACAAACAGCCCCGAGAATATGAAATGTTAAGCTCTATCCCATAGAGCTTAACGGAGAGAACTTATCCAATTATCCCCTCACTTTCAGCGCGAAGAATTCCAGTGTCAATGTGGAGTATGCGCAGGTAGCGTAGATCCGACGGTAGACGCCGAGCTGATCGAGATATTAGAAGACGTACGTACACACTTTGATAAGCCGGTTGCCATAACGAGTGCATTCCGGTGTTACAGACATAATGTAGCGGTCGGCGGAACCCAACGAAGCCAGCATTTAGAAGGTCGGGCCGCAGATATCATTGTTCGATCTCACCCATCAGAAGAGGTAGTCAAATACCTAAAAGAGCGCTGGCCTGACAGCTTCGGTTTTGGCTCATACGCCACTTTTACACACGTAGATAGTCGGACTAAAAAAGCGAGGTGGTAGTGGATCAGTATCATGCAGGGACCAAACCACAAGGTTTGGCGGCCAAAATAGATAGCGCCCGACAGAGGCAAACCCAGAATTTACGGAACTATCATCTCGATAGCCTGTACGGACGTAATGGAGCAAATAGCCTTATACACGAGGACCATCAAGGACGACCAGTAACAACCACGGTCAATGTGATGGGCCTACAGATTGGTGACAGAATTTACAACGTGCCTGGATACAATAATAAAACAGGGGAGATGGTCGAAGAAGGGCCTGAGATGGACCAGAAGCTCAGAAGTATGTGGGGCGCACAGCTCAAAGCTAATCCAGACATGTTTCCTAGTTTCGACGCCAAATTCGATGGGCCTATACAAGAGCACCCAGCAAATATAGCCGCTAGGGACCTGCACGCCGTTATAGACGAGGATATGAAACAATTCCAGATGCTACAACAAGCGACGACAGGACACCTAGTTGCCGATGCAAATAATAAATAGAAACAGCCTAGCGCGTAGCTCTAAGACCTCCGCCGGATACGATCTCTGTGCCGATCTCGACGAGCCAGAACCGTTAGAACCGGGAGCAATAGTTCTCATCCCTACGGGCATCGCGCTAAGACTAGGCGGTGGAGATATGATCGGTAAGATCTATGCGCGAAGTGAATTGGCTACCTTGTATGGCATCACTTTGGCTACAGGAGTGGCGATCGTAGACAGCAGTTACGAGGAAGAGATATTCGTTGGGCTGGTGAATACAGGCGGGGAGGAGTTTATCCTGAAACCGATGATGCCTATCGCGCAGCTCTTGTTCGAAAGAGTAATACACCCTAAATTCGAAGAGGTAGAGGGGTTCAGCGATTATGATTATGGAGAAGGACCGACATACGGCTCTGGACGATTACATTAAGGATGACAACATGGAAGTTGAAGAGTGGCTAGAACGCTACAGTTGGTATATAGAACTTAGCCCTGAGCGCAGGGTATGGGTGGACAGATTAGTTAAGGAGATAACACCCGAAGTATTTGTAGGAATGAAGGCGGTACAAGAGGCACTGAAGGACCAGGATTTTGCGTTATTAGCAGAGCTAATAATTGCGTATGAGGACGTGAGTGAGGATCTGGCAGGAGAAGTGAGTGTCGATGATGAGAGGTTCGACGGTTGATCCGTGGTGGACGAGACCGAGGCGTTAACGGGCGCAGAGCTAAGCGCTAAGCGAATAGCCGACGCCGCTGAAGAGCGGAAAAAGAACGCGGGGAAACCTGGATATACTGAAACCGGCGTAAGGCGGAATAGTAATAGGCACGGGACGAGTTTCTGTGCTGTTGCATCAGAGAACCGATCGATTGAGATAAAGGAAGCTAGGCATCGTGAGATAAAGGAAGCTAGGCGTTCACGCGATGCCGCTAAAAGGAAAAATAAACGTTTAGAAGGCAGGGAAGCACGTAAAGGATTACCGCATTTTATCAAGGATAGAAAAGAGATGGCTGAAAAGGACGAGGCGCAACGCGCCAAGATAGCGACACAGGGCGTGATGAAGTCGCCCGAAGAAATACAACAGTTGCTGGTGGATTTAGAGTGCGACCCTATAGCCAGAATGGCGGCGATAGCAGAACGAGCAGAGAAGGCTGGCGAGTTGAATATCGCGAGTAACCTGTATAAAGAATTAGCCCAGTACGCGGCCCCGAAAAGGAAAGCGGCTGAACCAAAGGTGATTAAGGATAAGAACCTACTGACTATGAGCGAGGAGGAACTATTGGCTGAGATAGCTCGCTTGGAGTCTACCGTTGAGTGAGACACTGGAAGTTTTACAAGAGCGGATACGGGTCCTCAAGGAATTAGAGGCCCGGAAGAAGGAATCGCAAAACACGTATCGTGCTTATGAGAAACAGCAAGAGTTTCATGAGATCGGTACTGACTATGCAGAGCGATGCCTTATGGCAGGGAATCAAACAGGCAAGACATATAGCGGTGCCATGGAATGTTACTTCCACTTAAGCGGTAATTACCCTGAGTGGTGGAGAGGGCTTAAATTCGAAACGGCTCCTGTTATATGGGTTGGTGGAGACACCGGTGAGACGATAAGGGATACGACTCAACGTCTGTTGCTAGATAGGCCAGGGAAGCTACAAGAAGATAGTTACGCGGGAATCCTCCCTAAACGGATTATCGTCGGGGATCCTAAGCCAGCGCTTGGGACCCCGAACTTATTTGACCACGTCAAAGTTAGACATACGACCGGTGCGATTAGCTACTGTTACTTTAAAGCTTATGCGAAAGGCAGGCAGAAGTGGCAGGGCGAGACCATCGATCTAGTCTGGTTTGACGAGGAACCACCCGAGGAGTTATATGCGGAGGGTCTGACCAGGACGAACCGTGGGCAACTTGGACAAAGGGCTGTACTGACGTTTACCCCGTTACTTGGTATGAGTAACGTGGTTGCTAAATTTCTACAGAACCCTTCCCCCGCACAGCACGTAGTCAAGATGACTATAGATGATGTCGGGCATTACACCGAAGAAGAGCGGGTATCGATCGTCGCTTCGTACTTAGAACACGAGCGCGAAGCACGAGCTAAAGGCATACCTATCATGGGTTCGGGGCGCGTATTCCCAGTCACCGAAGCCAGCATAATGGAGGATCCACTCCAGATGAAGGATTTACCTGGGTGGTGGAAAAGCATAGCGGGGATTGATTTCGGTTGGCAACATCCTACCGCCGCGGTACAGATATTATATGACCCGGAAAATGACGTTATACACGTCCACGCCTGTCACCGAGCTAAGGAAGCGACACCTATCGTATTCGCCGGTGCAGTTAGGAATTGGGGCGATAAGATACCTTGGGCGTGGCCGCATGACGGGTTACAACACGACAAGGGTTCAGGCAAGACTCTAGCTGAACAATATAAGGACTCAGGATTGAATATGCTCAGAGATAGAGCACAAAATGAAGATAAGAGTTACGGGGTCGAAGCAGGCCTAATGGATATGTTAGACAGGATGCAGACGGGTAGATTTAAAGTCTCTCGGATGCTATCAGATTGGTGGGAAGAATTTCGAATCTACCACCGCAGAAACGGGATAGTAGTTAAGGAGCGAGATGATCTTATGGCGGCTACCCGCTACGCGATCATGATGGTCCGATACGCTAGACCCATAGTCGATCCGATCAAACGGTATCCGACTACCCCTAAAATAATTGCTGATACAGAGGTTGGTTACTAGATGCACGAAGAAGAGAAGAAAGAGAACAGCGTAGATGAGGATCGCTTGCAAATGCTGGGTTTCAGCTTAGCTCGATTAGCCCAGGAACAGGTTGGAACACGACAAGTCGTCGAGGACAGGTGGTTATCCGATCTTGAGCGGTATATGGGTAAATATGACGCGGCTACTGCGGCGCGATTATCTGCGACCGGAGGTTCTAAAGCGTTTGTCAACTTGACGAGGGCGAAGGCTTCAGTAGCCGAGGCTAGGTTGTCGGATATGTTGTTCCCGTCTGACGATAAGAACTGGGGAATCCAGCCGACACCTGTACCCGAGATGACGAAAATGTCTCGAGATCAGAGCCAAGCGCGAGGCTCTCAAGGGCAGTTAGTCTCGGATGATGAGGGGCAACCGGTAAGTAACGCGGACCTAGCGAAAGAAGCGTTACAGGAAGCACTCGAACGCGCCAGAGCTATGGAGAAGGAGATCAACGATCAGCTCGTAGAAGCCCGTTATCACTCTATAATGCGCGACGTCATACATGACGCTTGTATCTTCGGAACAGGTATTGTGAAGGCGCCGATCGTATTAGCTAGGCAACGTAAAAGTTGGCAGAACATGGGTGAAGGGGTCCATCAGGTCGAGATGGTTGACGAGTTCCGTCCGGGAGTTGAGAAGGTTAACGTTTGGGACTTCTTTCCTGACATGAGCGCGACGCATGTTGATGATGCTAATTTTATATTTGAACGCAGATATGTATCGAAACGTCAGCTTATAGATCTAGCTAAGAACCCCGGCTATTTCCCTGAGCAGATTCGCAAGGTGATTAAAGAATCA